CTTACAGATGAAGCACCAATATCCTGCTTCGCCTGTAAGCCATTCCTTTCTATCTTCTGATTTCCCGCCAGTCGCTTGTTTCCGTTGCCGGATGCTCTAAAAGCGTGTGGCAGGCAGTGGCAAGGTTTTCGGGCCGAATACGCTCCACAGGAGGAAGATTCTGCCCGAAACGGCTTGCCGCCCGACCTTGCCAATGCCGTCAAAGCCACACGCTACCTTTGCATCCGTGCATCGGGAACGAGTGGCTGGCGGGATGAACCTCAACTATACCATCGGTTGTTATCCCTGCCACAGGAAACAAACAATGTAACCGGAGTTCCTCTCTTAGTGCCACTAATTTCATTTATTATAAACCGTCTGAACAAGACACTCTCTTTACTGCATATCCTGAATACAACGGCTATAATCATTTCAAGGCTGTAAACGTCATAACTGATTCCATCCGCTTGCCTGAGATACTTCATTGTATCAAGTTCATTCAGTTCCTTGTTCTTGTAGATGGAACGGATAGCCTTGCGGACGTGGCAGGAAAACACGCCGAACAGGTCGGCTATCTCTTGTTGCGTCATCCATACGGATACGGTCGGCATCGTGACCGCACCCGTTTCACTGATTGTTATTATTCCTCTATTCATTGTCACTTGATTTTAGTTTCATCATTTGATGCACACTCCTTTTTCCAACCGCTGTAATTTCCGCATTTGAACACCCGTGACGGCATACCGTCATCGGGCAACGCATATTTGCCTTTGGTATTTTCAGACAGGGTTTCCAAATCCCTGCTCACTTTGTGGTTGGTTATCTCGGCATATATCTGGGTGGTGCGTATGGAATAATGTCCCATCATCTTGCTGATGGTTTCTATCGGAACCCCGTTGCTCAGGCAGATAAGGGTCGCAAAACTGTGCCTCGCCTGATAGAATGTCAGGTGACATCCCAGACCGCACTGTTCGGCTATGATTTTAAGGCTGCGGCACAGGTTACAGGTCTGCGGGACGTAAAACAATCTTCCGTCCTTGCCTTCCCCTTTGTATTTTTCGATAATGCGGAGAGGTATGTCAAGAAGTTTGATATGGCACTCCGCCTTGGTCTTCTGCCGTGCGATGTGAATCCATTTGGAACCGTCTTCCTTTGTGACGATGTTGTCTTCCGTCAGGTTTGCCAGATCTGCCCTTCCGATGCCAGTGAACACCGAAAAGACAAACAGGTCGCGCGTGTGGCACAGGCGGTAGGTGGGCAGTTTGGCATTGAGCAGCTTTTCAAACTGTTCCCTGTTCAGGTGGCGATGGTTGACAGGCACTTTCTCAATCTTATGCCCTGCAAACGGGTCGCGCTTGAGTATGTGCTTCTTCAACGCCAGCCGTGTCATCTTGTGTAGCAGGATAAGGTAGTCATTGTAGGCAGACACCTTTAACCGCAGTACGGTAAAGAAATAGAACGTGAAGTCGGTCATGAACTTCATCGTCAGTGAGCGTAACGGAATATCCTCCAAATCATACTTGAATTTCAAAAAGTTAAATATATGCTTGCGGGTGGTAAGATAACGGACGTAGGAATGCCTTGTCCGATCAATGCCCACACGTTTGGCGTATTCCCCGTTATATTCGTCAAACAGGGACAGCAATGTCTCTTTGACATCGGATTTCCCGGTGACGGCATTCTTGATGATTTCTGCCGAGACGAAGCCATAAGAGTTCACGTTTCTTTTGTAGGCGGCCTTCGCTTTCTTCTCCAAAGCCTCCAATAATGAGTTCAGCCTGTTCAACTCATTTCTTTTTTCGCCGGTGATGTTTCCGGTCTTACGGCCGTCCGTGAATGCCTTGCCCACTTTTGCATCCCATAAGTCAGGCTCTATTTCCAACCCTGTGGAATACTGGCTTATCTTCCCGTCAAGGGTGACCCGTCCCATAATCGGACATCTGCCGTTTTTCTTTATTTTCCGGCGGTTGATATAGAACAACAGTTTGAATGTGCTTCGCATGGCTTACCCCTCCATCATTTTGGTTATGTACTCTCTTTGCTTCATGCTCGGATTGACTTTACGTTGGCTATAATCCTTCAGAATTGGAGACGGGGCAGTGTCAATGCCCGATAAGGTAAACTTGCCCCCGATAATATCGTTCAGACCGTCCATGTCCTTGTCTATTTTATCCTGCGTGACTTTCGCATACCGCTGTGTGGTGGTGATATGCCGATGCCCCATGATTTTACTGACGGTCTCTATCGGAATCCCCTGTGACAGACAGATGATGCTTCCGAAGGTGTGCCTTGCCTGATGGAATGAGATTGGACGGTTGATGCCGCACATCACGGACATCTTTTTCAGATGTCTGTTCATGCTCTCTTTGGTCAGCATAGGAAGGAGTTTCCCGTCGCTGTCCATATCCTTGTATTTTTCAATGATATTCAGCGGTATCTCCATCAACCGGATACATTCGGGCGTCCCTGTTTTCTGTCTTTCCGTATGAATCCACAGACTGCCGTCATCCGCTCTCACCAGATTGGCGGCTGTCAGGCTCCTCATGTCGCAGTAACAGATACCCGTCCAGCACGAGAACAGGAACATGTCCCTCGTGAAATTACGGTTGGGGGTGTCATAGGTAGTGTTCGCAAACCTGTCAAGCTCGTCTTCTGTCAGATACATCTGTTTGAAAACAGGTTTCTGCGGCGCATAACCTTTGAACGGGCTGAAAGGGACGATGCCGCGGAACACGGCAAGCATCATCACGCTTTTCAGGCGGTTAATATGTCCGAGTATGGTCTTGGGCATGAAACGCCTTGTCGTGCGCATATACATATCAAACGCCTCGATAAAGTTCTCATCCAGCTGCTTGACAGGCATATCCGACACATGGTATCTCTCTTCCAGGAACTCACCGAGTATCCGGCAGGTGTTCCGGTAGTGGTAAAACGTGCTTGCCGCCCTATTCACCCTTACACGCAGGGCATAGTCGCTGTATGCTCCGCATAGAGCTTCATGATGGTATCCTGAGTCTCAGCCAGACCTTGGAACACGTTTCTGACTTCCTCCGCTTTCACGACATCCTTGATATCGGTAAGTTCGTTGAACCGCTTCTGCAACAACAGCAGTAGCCGTTCAATCTCCCTGTTTGCCATTGTCGCCGCCTTGCTTTTGCCGGTGCAGCGTTGGGCGGTGGCGTTCCACAACCGCACATCGATTTTGAACTTGCACGCGAATTGCGCGATGGAATTGACCTTTCCCCTGACGGATATTCTGCCCATGAGCGGAGAAAAGCCGTCCTTGTCCTGTACGCTGCGCTTGATGTAGAGCAGCACTTTCATTTCTGTTTTCATGCGTTACTTTTTTGATTGCAATTTTACTCATATCTCGCCTGTTGAACGGTATGAGAATCAGGCAGAACGGCGCAATCAAAACCGGATAGGTTAAATCTGTAGGGTAAAGTAAGATTCCCGGATGGAAATACCTTTTAACTGACAGTTTATCCCCTGATTAACTGCATCTAAATGAAATGAAAACAGGTAATGACTTGGTAGCTGAACAGGTTCGTTATTCTACCTGTTTTTGCTATTTACCCAACTGCGCAAGCCAACGCAATTTTACTGTTTTACAACGAATTGCAGTTCTTTTGCCGGATTCCTCTATTGGTTGCATTGATAGTTTTCTATCGCTTTACTGGTCTGGCATTTGCCGATGTGTCCACGCTCAAAAAAGAAGATCTGATGCAAGATAATAATGGAGACTGGTGGATCAGAAAAGGAAGAATCAAACTGATGCATCGGCGTAAAGCATCTTCCATCTGTAACATACCTCTACTTCCCGTTCCGCTTGCCATACTAAAGAAGTATGAAAATAATCCTGTCTGCATCAAAAAAGGATGTTGTCTCCCAGTTCCCTGCAACCAAAAAATGAACAGCTATCTCAAAGAAATAGCAGATTTCTGCGGAATTAAGAAAAATATCACCACTCACGCTGGTCGGCATACATTTGGGACTACCATTACGCTCGCTAACAATGTCCCCCTACAAGACGTATCAGTTATGCTTGGACATGCCTCTACACGAATGACACAACATTATGCCCGGGTAATGAATGCCAGTCTAAAAAATTCCATGCTCAATGTTAAGAAACGATTAGCACAATAAACATAAGCATCCGACGAACCAATATAAATACACGCATTATATTGATATTAATATTAATTGTGACCTCACTGTTCAGAACCGATGAAAGCATTGCTTCTCCAGGCTCCGTAAAGGCATAAGGCATATACCTTGTACCACTTTTTGTTTGAGGTGCAAATTTTGCACCTCAAACTCTCGAATTCATCTTTAGTGAATTAGCACCCGGTTCATCATGTCGCACACTTTCTGACAACTGTCCTGATCCGCACAAGCAGGATAGAGGAATGAATTGGTTATAATTACATTTTTATCCAAAAGGATGATATTTTTATCTGTGCCATTTCAGACAGCATATATTTCTTATCTTTACCTTTTTGTTCCAACAGTTTAGCTCTAGACAATTCTCTTAGATCAATCTTTATTTGCTCTTCGGTTAATTCTAATTGTTCTTTTAGTTCTTTCTTTGTAAGTTGTCCTACAACATAAATAGCAGCAATTTCTTCAGCCATTCTAAGAGCTATTTTATCACTAACCCCAGAAACAAATTCGGAAACAAGTGCAGTACCTATAGAAATAGAAGTTAGTTTATCTACATTCACATTATTATGCTCTACAGCACTACCTACTTCACAACTTTTCACACTCATAGCAGGCGCATTTTCACACCTATTCACATCACCAGCTTGTGCATCACCAACAACATCTCGATAAGTCATACTAAAAACAAAACGCTCATTATTCAGTATTTCAATCACGCTATTATTATAGTAAAGAGGAGCAAACTTTTTAATATTACGGCTTCCCGAACCTAATTCTTCACCCCAACCCAGTTCACGAAATACCTTGAACAATAATGGATTCTTAGTATAGTTTTCCAATTCATCTATACTTATAGAACCTGTTCTCAAAGAAGACGTGAACTTTGTGGCATTACAAGTCCTTACTTTATCAGAAAATATTTCAAATAAACCAACTTCATTACTTGCATATTCTCTATGTACACACAAGTTTGCTATAATCTCCCGGAATATATTCGCCCTAAGATCGCCTCTTTGTGTTGATCCATCCTGAAGATAGAATTTTTCTGGCAAATGTTTATAAACAAAATCCATCAACAAGCCATAAGCCTTGATCAGATTGGTCCGTATTGTTATTCGATCATCATATCTAGTACTATCTGTCACTTCATTTAAA